GCTAACGGGTGGTGACCGGCGTAAAGGAATTACGGCAAACCTGATTGGCGGTGTCATGCCTCCACGTCCTTCGCTGGCTAAGTCGCTCGGACAATTTAATTACGAATTAGACCCTACAACTAAACAGTACAAGATAATTGATGAGTATGATTTTAATCCGCAGCAGATTGAGTACCAAGGTAGGAAAGTTGACGTTCCTGTCGAACACTATGGCGATTACCTTGGAGAAGGGTCTCTTTACGCTCTTGCTCGTTTATATGGTGGTCGTAAAATGCCTCCTGGCACTGGGCGCAAAGTCGAACTCTCAGTACCGTACGCAAAGGGTGGAGCGGTAGAGTTCAATCCTGATGAAATTGATATGATGGCAGCGCAGTTAATAGAGGAACAAAATGGCTGAGAAGATAAAAGATGATGAAGAAGAGTTAGAAGGTGAAACCGTTCGTCTGGAAGATGTAGACAACGAAGTAGAGGACACCGAAGACGGTGGCGCAATTCTGCGCGAAAAGAACGACGTAGACCTCAAGCGTAACCTGAGCCATTTCTCAAACATTGTTGAGGAAGTTGATCAGTCCGAGTTATCCACGGCAGTTACTGACCTGCTTGAAAAGATTGACAAAGATAAGACTGCACGTGAGAAGCGTGACAAGCAATATGAGGAAGGTATCCGTCGTACCGGACTGGGTGATGATGCTCCTGGTGGTGCGCAGTTCACCGGCGCAAACAAGGTAGTACACCCCATGCTGGTTGAGGCGTGCGTAGACTTCTCAGCACGATTCATGAAGGAAATTTTCCCTTCAAATGGTCCTGTACGTAGTAAGATCTACGGTGTAAAAGATAAAGATAAGTCAGAGAAAGCAGAACGTAAAGCTACGTTCATGAATTGGCAGACCACCAAGCAGATGAAGGAGTTCCGCTCCGAGCTTGAGCAGTTGTCTACGCAGCTCCCTTTAGGCGGGGGGCAGTATCTTAAACTGATGTGGAATCCTCAGTTTAAACGTCCTGGTTCTGAGTTCATCGCGATTGATGATATATACCTGCCGTTCGCTGCTACTAATTTCTACTCTGCTGAGCGCAAGACACACGTACAGTACATTACAAAAATGGAGTACCAGAAACGTGTCAAGCAGGAAATGTACATTGACGTTGATTTAGGAATGCCAGGGGATCCTGAGTTCAGTAAGTCAACAATAGCTAACGATAAAATTGAAGGTCGTCAAGCTTCGTCATATAATGAAGACGGGTTACGTACAATCTACGAAGTATATACGTACTTGGACTTCGGTGACGGTGATGAACCTTATATCATATCTATTGACAAAACGACCAGCGAAGCTCTAGCGTTGTACCGTAACTGGGAGCCAGAGGACGAGCAGCGTCAAGAGTTAGATTGGATTGTTGAGTTCCCGTTTGTACCTTGGCGTGGTGCTTACCCAATCGGCTTGACGCATATGATTGGCGGTTTGTCTGGAGCAGCCACCGGCGCACTACGCGCACTGATGGATTCAGCGCATATTCAGAACATCCCAACCTTGCTCAAGCTAAAAGGGGGACCGTCCGGACAGACTATCAACGTACAACCTACTGAAGTTGTTGAGATGGATGGCGGTGCGATGATTGACGACGTGCGTAAGCTAGCCATGCCTATGCCGTTTAACCAACCTAGTCCTGTTTTGTTCCAACTTCTCGGCTTCCTAGTTGACGCAGGTAAAGGTGTTGTACAGACGAGCTTTGAAAAGCTGTCAGACCAGAGTCCTAACCAGCCCGTCGGCACAACTCTAGCTCTAATTGAGCAGGGTATGGTAGTGTTCAGTAGTATTCACGCACGTCTCCATTCATCTATGGAGAGAGTGTTTGAGATTCTGCACCGAATTAACAGCGCTTACCTCACTGAAGAAGACATTAAAGCGCAATCGGCTGGTATTGAGATAGATCCTAGTGACTTTGATGGTCCGATGGACGTAATTCCTGTGTCTGACCCTGCTATTTTCAGTGAAACACAGCGATTTGCACAGATTCAAGCGGTAATGCAGCGTGCAGCTACGGTTCCACAGCTGTATGACGCTAGAAAAGTAGAGGATATGTTCCTCCGCACGCTGAAAATCAGCGATACGGACGTGCTTCAGCCTAAACCAGCGTCAGAAGACATGGATCCGGTGTCTGAGAACGTAGCGGCTACCATGGGAAGTCCAGTTTACGTGCTCCCAGCACAAGATCACATAGCGCATTTGATGACGCACCTTGCTTTCTTAAAGTCTCCGTTGTTTGGGCAGAATCCAGCTATTATAAAGACGTATTTATACCCGATGGCTATTCATTTACGTGACCACTTACTTAATTATTACTTAACGGAAGCTCATGAGGCTGTGGATAAAGCACAAAAAGAAAAGTTAATTGAAGAAGACTCAGAACAGCAAGTTTCTGTCATACTTGAGGTTCAAAGGTACATTGAGAATCAGTTAGCTACCTTTGCAAATGAGTTAGCGCAGATAGATAAACAAGCTCAGCAATTTAAACCTGAGCCTCCGATGCCGCCAGACAGCAGCTTACAAGTAGCTAAGATGAGTGCTGAATTGCAAGGTCAAGCGTTGCAGCAGAAAGCTCAAGCAGATCAGGCTAGACTGCAGATAGAGCAACAGAAGCTGGTTGAGAAGCAGAAAGCTGATCAACAGAAGATGACTTCCGACCAGATGTCAAGTCAAGCTGAACTCCAGCGTGAACAGTTACGTCAACAGTCAGAAGATCAGCGCACTATGGCTGAATTACAAGCTCGTATGGAAATGAATACCGATGACAACGAGACAGCAATGCGTCTTGCGGCAGCGGAAATTGCCAGCGGAGATAAAGTCGCCGTTAGCACAGGAACTGGTATTAACCCAGGAGTTTAACCTTTAGGAGATAAAAATGTCAGACAAACCAAAAACGGGCACAGTCCCAATGAACAACGCAGCAGTTAAGCAGCATCACCGTATGGCAGCGGGTGTACCCGTCACAGGTCAAACTCTGCCCTCAACTCCGGTTATGCCTAAAACTCCTGCATGAATGTAGAAACAAAACTTCTCAATAGGCTGAAAACGGCGCAAGGTGAGTTCGCCATGGAGTCTATGAAGAGACCACAAAATCGAGATGCTTTTGAGTACGGGTATCGAGTAGGCGTCGTGGCAGGTTACGAGGCTGCAATTAATGTACTTCTTTCAATGTTAGATGAGGAGAAAAATAGTGACAACGACCTATGAGAACGCGCTAGATGAGGCATTTCCAGCAGTAAATGCTGGAGTACGTCCTTATGGAAGCCGTGTTCTGGTTCAAATCCGTAGTCCGAAGAAAAAATCAGCAGGGGGTATCATAATCGATACTGGTTCTCGTGATACTGAAAAGTGGAACACGCAAATCGCTAAAGTGGTCGCGATTGGTCCTCTGGCTTTTCACAACCGAGACACCATGCAACCATGGCCAGAAGGCGCATGGGCGAAGGTTGGGGATTATATCCGTGTAGCTAAGTACGGTGGCGATCGCTGGGAAGTACCTCTAGAAGACAACGAAGCTGCGTTGTTTGTTATGTTTAACGATTTGGATTTGTTGGGTGAGGTCATTGGCGACCCACTAGCTATCCGAGCATTCATCTGATAAGGAGATGAGATATGGCTGACGTAATGAAAGAAGATGACGAAGACATCAAAGATAAAGATGATGTTGTAATCATTGAAGAAGACCCTGCTAATAAAGCAGAAGATGATGACGACGATCAAGATGATGAACGATCGGCTAAAGCTGATGACGGAAATGAAGATGAACGGGAAGCTATTCGTGAACGTCGCCGGCAAGAAAAACTAGATCGTAAAGAACGTCGTGATAAAGCTATTTCTAGAGATAAACTAGAGCTAGACTTTTTACGTAAACGTAACGAAGATTTAGAGCGCCGAGTAACGGTTCAAGAGCAACGTACGCATCAGTTAGACGTAAACGGTTTAGAAGCTCAGATTCAGAAAGCTCAAAACGATGCTCAAATGGCTGATAGAATCATAGCTAAAGCAGTTGAAGCCGGTAACGGTGAAGACGTAACCCAAGCTATGCGCTACCGTGACGAAGCTTTATCTAAAATCCAACAATTAGCTTACGCTAAGCAGAATTTTCAGCAAAGAGCTGTGTCTCCTCCTCAAGATAAAATAGATGAGGCTACTGCGTATTATGCTAAGCAGTTTATAGAAAATAACAAATGGTATGATCCTCAAGGTCGTAATGAGGATTCAGCTATTGTTATGGCAATTGACCAATCTTTAGCAAAAGACGGTTATGACCCTCGTACAGAAGATTATTGGGTTGAACTTGAGCGTCGTGCGGCACGTCGTTTACCTGAGCGGTTCGGCAAACAGTCTCGTGAACGCGATGATGATTACGGAGATAAACAAGAGCGTAAACCTCGCGGTGGTCCGGCAGTCGGTTCAGGTAGAGAACACGCTCCAACATCTACCCGAAAAGAGATCTATCTGTCCCCAGACCGTAAGCAAGCTCTTATTGATGCTGGAGTATGGGACGACCCTGTTTTACGTATGAGATACGCTAAGAGGTATGCTGAATACGACAAAGCTAACAAGGCTTAAGTCATCAGT